TGTTTGAGGGGGGTAGACGGTAATTTTTTTACCACTGGCGAGAAAAGCGTCAATGTCTTTTTGAAGCTCCTCTTGTATGTCTTTCTTTTCTTCACTAGGGCTTTGTGTGACTACCCATTTGGATGAATTTCTCAAGATCAATTCCAAGAGCATCGGCAAGCTGCGCGGTCAATCTGACTTTCGGATTCTGCTGCTTGCGGATTTGGTTATAGTGTTGTGGAACAACGCCTATGCGTCTCGCCATTTCTGCTGACGAAACATTCTTTTCCTGTTGAGCCAAAACAAGGCTCCTCGCAATGTCAATCATCATAATCGTTCCATTTATGGTGACCCCTTCTGCGACGAACAAGCGGGGTCAAACTTGATAACTACGCCATAGGAGGTAGCGCTCGTCTTTTTCATCATAACCTAAAATGCTTCATTGAGTCCTTTCGATTGCGGGAAGATAGTGATTAATAATATCGATCTTACACGTTATCATCACATCCACAGCCTGTTCATTAACCCTGTAGCTAAGTACAGGAAAGTTCTCAAACCAGCACTCTACGCCGTCAACATCCAGTACAGTAGCTTCAACTGGCTCAGATACACTAGAATCCAGCCCTACAAGAATGACGGCAGCAATTAATGCCCCACCAATAAACCATGCGAGATTGCTCATAAAATAGTGGTCTAACTAGTCCACTTCTTTGGTCTAACTAGTCCGAATCCCACCATACTCGCGTGTATACTAAAACGGGATATCATCATCGAAATCAAAATCCGTAGCCGCTGGAGCCTTTGGTTCTTCCTTAACAAGTTGCGTTACTTGTGCTGTCTCGACAGGCAAATCAGAGCCTCTCTTGTCAAGCATAATCATGTCATTACCGACAATTTCAGTGCTGTATCGCTTAACACCATCCTGCTCCCATGAACGGGTCTGAAGTTTCCCTTCGACATAGAGCCTTGACCCTTTCTTTACGAACTCGCCAACAATATCGGCAAGGCGGTCAAAGAATACGATTCTGTGCCATTCGGTGCGCTCTTGTAGCTCTCCAGTTGTCTTGTCCTTCCATGATTCGCTGGTGGCGATGGAAATATTAGTTACTGCTTTCCCATTCGGCATGGTTCGGCACTCAGGATCATTCCCAACATTACCTACTATGGTTGCTTTGTTTACGCCTCTGAACATAATTCTCCCCTTAGTCTAGCTGTCATTTTTTGAATTTCCGCTGCCGCTTCTATTAGGTATTTCTCAAGCGCGGCAATTAGTTTTTCGTCACGCTCAACAACAACGTGAAGCTGCTCCTCAAAGTCTGGATGGTAAGAGTAAAAATGCCACCTCTCATATCCGGTAATAAATAAAGAGCCTTGAACTTGTAACTTGTGTTGCGTGGGTAGCTTTCCCTTTCGGAGCCATCCACAATGCGTTTTCCACAATGGGCATTTGATTTCAAGCCCTTCTCCGCCTTCTATTAATCCATCCGGCGAACAACCAGCCTCCATATCATCATGGAGGCACCATCCAACCTTTCTGACCTTAATATCTGTCATGAAGGAAAAATGGTTTCTCGCTTCGGGTTCAAGCTCTGTTCCCCTCTGCATTGCATCGTTTACAAAAATCTCGATGCGCTTCCCAGTTACTCTCTCTTGAATAAGCTCGTCGATGTAAGCATCTGCGCTTGCGCTGGGCTTTCCAGAAGTCGTACAAATCTTTGAAAAGTTAGATGCACTGAGCATCCCCAGCTTAACGGCAAGCCATTCGTCTGAGCCTTGCTCCATATCAAATTCCCGCATTTTTATCCCCTATCATTAGTTCCAGAAGAATGTCGGCTATTGTTTCTGCCGAATATTCATATTTTCTTAATTGGATGACTATTCGTGCCATGTCAAACCGTTGTAACCGATGTTCGAGAAACCTCTCCCGCGCATCGATTACATTCGGCGGCAATGGATCAGGAAGCATCAACTTCGCCCAATCCATTCTGTGTTTTCTTTTTCTCCAGTTTTTTCATTGCCTCCTCATATCTAGACTGCGGTAAATCTTCAAGAGACTCAATCTTGCACCAATTCAAAAATAGTTCCTCGTCTGCGCCCGCTGCGTTGAGTGCTACACCAAGGAATGCGAGCTGCTTCTTAGTAATGGGTTCACTCCATCCTTGTAGTTCATGTAACTCGGTATCGGCATCGCCAAACTCCTGTCCAATTAGCGGAACGCAGAATGCTTGGAAGATAAAATACTTATAAGCGTTGGTATTAGCTTTCGCCAATCCTTTATCTGAAGAATCGAAAGCCTCCCCAACCGTCCGCTTAGAAATGCTGTCGCCATGAACGTCATACATGGTATATTCTATTTCGACAACCCAATGAGTCACGGGCTTTCCTTTACTGCTTTGATGCCTTTCCATTTTCGTGTTGAGCGTATCAGGAAGTATCAGAACTTGTTGTTCTGCAAGAATTACTCCCAAAGCATTCAACAGGTCATCAATACCTCTAAACTTCCAACCTTGAGCAGTATTCTTCTGCTCTTTGGCAATCCCTCTTTCTGCGAGTGATTTTTGTACCGCAGACATCGCGGCGTAGATAGTGCGTTTTGTTTTTGCTGATTTTGGTTCTGTCATACCATTCTCCTATTTATTAAATATAACATTGCATTATAAGTTAAACTATTTACATATAAAAGACTTTATTTATAATAAAAGTAACTTATAATACCCTGATAGACTATAAAAACAGATTACTAAATATCAACTAAATCAATAGGATAAGAGCGCGATGCACTATTACCCTTTCGCAATCGGCGATTACATGGCACACACCCGCCACCTGTCTCTCCTTGAAGACCTAGCCTATCGTCGACTCCTCGACTTCTATCACCTCCATGAAAAACCACCAACCGGAACCATATCTGAAGTCAGCCGCGAAATTGGCTTCAGCGATGAAACCAAAAGCGTCGAATACATCCTCAACAAGTTTTTCATCTGTAAGAAAATCAAATCAAAGATATGCTGGAGACATAAAAGGTGTGAGGAAACGATCTTCAAATACAAATCGAGAATCGCTTCGTCTAAAAGAGGAGGGCAGGCAAGTGCAGCGCAACGGGACTTGAAGTCCACTTCAACAACACAACCGCCAACTAAAACTATAACTAGAACTAAAACTAAAACTAAAACCAATAATTATAAAAGGAAAGACAAATCAGAGGAGAACGATGAAGCTCTCAGAAAATATATCAAATGAATTGATGGCAAAAGGATGGCGAGCTTTGCAAGCGTATAGAAAAATCCATACCCAAGTAGGGTCAACTGATTACAAGTTTTGGTATAAAAGTTTAAGAGAAGATTTTACAGCGGAACAATTCATGGGCGGGATTAAACTCGCTCAAGATTTTGAGGGATTCCTAGACCTTCCGGCGTTTAGGTCGTTATGTAGAAGTATTAAGCGGGACAGGTCGCATGAGCTTTTCCTTCCCGAGCCGGAAAAGAAAAGAATGAGCAGCAAGGAGTTTCATAAGAAAATGAAGGAGTTGAAAGATTCACTAGGACTAAAATGAAAATCGACGAAATAGCTAGGAGGGAAGTGATGAAAACCAGAACTTTTACAAAAAGTGGTTTAAGAAAAAGATGGTGGATGCAAGAACATGATGGCGCGAAGGCGTGGCAGATAATTTTAGCATTTCTGCTTACTCCTGCGATTGTGTATCTTGCGTATGTTATTGTTTTTGTAGGACTTTTATAGGAGAAAGATATGATTGTTTCAAGAGGATTGTATCAATATTGTAGAGATGAAGTGCGATTTTTACTAACGTCTAACGCTAGTGTTTGCATTGACAAGGATGATGAGTTTGTCATTCCAGACTTTTTATTGGACGCAGTTGCGAGATGTATGATTAAGCACGACAGTCATTTTTTGACGGATAGGTTTGATAACGGTGGCACTGGATTGGAGGATTTTATTGAGGCTATGGTTAAAATTACTTTTGTTCCAATAAAGCATAGTGAGTTAGCGGACGCAGCAATTGAGCTTAAAAGTATAATAATCACTCGCCTCAGAGTTGAGGTTCAGTCTTACTGTGACACGAATGAATTGGAGGCCGATGTAAGAGAAGTCCTCAAACAAAACGAGGTAGAGTTAACTCCACTTGAAGCTCAGTTCAACACCACATTGGATAGTATTATTGGGATAGGAGGTAAAAATGAGAGGTAGTAATAGAACCGTGAATGGAGAAACTGTATATAGGTTGGAAAATACTATTAACTACTATCAAATGTTTGAACCTGACAGTTCAATTATTGCTTGGTGGAATTTTCATCAAGAGAACCCAGAGATATATGATTTGTTTAAGCGGTTCACCTTCGAGGCGATTAATAGTGGGAAAGAAAAGTATTCGGCATGGGGAATAATTCATCGTATAAGATGGCATACCGATATGGAGACAACAGGTTCGGAGTATAAGATCAGCAATAACAATATCGCTTATTACTCCCGACTATTCATGGAGGACTATCCGCAGTATGAAGGGTTCTTTCAAACTAAGAAAATGGAAACAGATATACCCTTCTAAAAGAAAAGCCAGTATGATTGCCTCTTGATTCGCTCAGGGGGTGATCATGCTTACGATTAAATATCTAGCGACAGGGTTGCTAATACCCTACGCTAACAACAGCAGAACTCATACCGAACAACAAATCAAACAAGTCGCGGCCTCTATTCAAGAGTTCGGCTTTACCAATCCAGTTCTTGTAGACGAAGATAATGGCATCATCGCTGGTCATGGGCGTGTGCTTGCAGCGGAACTCACTGGGCTTGAAAAAATCCCTACAATTACATTGAAAGGATTAAGCGAGACGCAGAAAAAGGCTTACATTATTGCCGACAACAAACTGGCTCTGAATGCCGATTGGAGTTTGGACAATTTAAGGCTCGAGATAGATCACCTGACAGATATTGGTTTTGATGTAGAAATTCTAGGGTTTGATGAATCGGAATTTGATGAAATTCTAAAAGGTTGGGATACAGACATCGACCTTCCAGAAATTACAAACTCAGGAATGGCAAAGATAACCGTAGAGTGCAACGAACAAGATAAGAATGATGTTTTAATCATAGTAGAAGAGGCGGTCAAGGAAAGCGGTATAGATGGGGTAGTTGTTGGAGGTTAAACCTTTAAATATTTTGATTTCTTATGCCTATATTACAAAAGGGCTAATCGAGTCGCTCGTTGAAATCAATAATACATACCCAGATATGCTTTGTGTTTTTGTGGATTCTGGCGCTTTTACAGCTTTCAATTTAAACAAAGAAATCAAATTAAAAGATTACTGTAATTTTATCAATGACTTACCGTTTAAACCTTGGCGGTATATTGCACTAGATGTTATTGGTAACGAGGACAAGACAAAGGAAAATTATCTGGAAATGCTAGATCGAGGATTTGATCCAGTGCCAGTATTTACTTATGGGGCTGATTGGAATGATATTGATTTTTACTATCAAAAAACAGATTTCGTTTGCTATGGGGGATTGGTTGGGGAAATGGGTAGTGGAAAGGTAGTTAATGATATTTCCAAGTTCATGCAAATTGCCAATGGGAGAAAGACTCATTTGTTGGGTTATACAAAGATTGAATACATAAAGAAGTTCAGACCCTTTTCCTGTGATTCAAGTTCTTGGCTTCAATGCCAAAGGTTCGGCAGAATGGCGGTATACATGGGTAATGGCAGAATGAAAGGAATTGGAAGAAAAGAACTGATAAAGAATCCCAGCGAAGAGGTCAAGGCAGCTTTGCGTTCAATGGGGATAGATATTCAATTGTTAAAATACAAGAAGCATAGAACCGGATGGAGGCTGAGAGATGGAAAGCGTAGTGTCGCGCAACACGCCACCACTATTAGTTGGGTAAAACTAACTACTGAGATGGAAAAAAACATAGGAACAAAAATGTTTCTGGTTTGTTGTGCCGAGGAACAGGTTAGACAGATTATGGATGCGTACAAACATCTATATCTTAACGGGGTTGCTAATGTGTAGTATTTACGGGGCTTACACGCAACACGCAGACGGAATTGATCCCATACTTCTTGACGCGGTTAGGGAGGCAGCAAAAGACAGAGGGCGTGATGGCGGCAGAAAAGAGCTTTTTGAATTTGAGGAAGGTGGTCAGGCGGTAATGGGTAACTGGAGAGCTACCCCAACAACAGAAACAAAGAAGGCTCCTTACCAACCATACGGAGGAATAGTTCATAACGGGACTATTGCAAACGACCAAGAACTAGGTGCAAAGAAAGGCGAAGTGGACTCCATGGTACTAGACCGTGTTCTTAAGCGCGGTAGCATTCACGAACTTGTTGAATCCTTGGAGGCCGTAAAGGGTTCTTATGCCTTGGGAGTCATTGGAAAGGACAGGGTATATTTAGCAACAAACTATAAACCAGTTTACATATTGAAAAAGGGCGCGGCCTTATATTTCAGCAGCATGGAGAGGCACTTACTATCATTATGCGAAACAGGAACAAGACCTCAAAGACTTTTACCTTATACGGGTATAGATTTGAAATCAGGTCTGTCAGTAGAAATCCCCAGAGAGAACAATTCAAAAGTCTTGGTTATTTGTAGCGGGGGATTAGATAGCACAACTGTCGCTTATCAATTAGTCGCAGATGGTTATAGCGTTACCCTTCTACATTTCTCTTATGGATGCCACGCAGAGGAAAGAGAGTTAAACCGGATAGAAAAAATAAGCAAACACCTATCATGCCCTCTGGTGGTTCTTCCGCTTGACTATCAACATTATCAAGGCTCCTCACTTCTAAGTGATAAAGAAATCGCGGGGGGAATTGAGGGAGCTGAGTTTGCTCATGAGTGGGTTCCTGCTAGAAATTTGTTAATGATTGCAAACGCAGTTGCCTATGCTGAGTCAAACAACATTACAACTATAGCCTTGGGCAATAATCTGGAAGAGGCGGGAGCTTATCCTGATAACGAAGAAGAATTTACTAACCTGTTGGATCAGGTGCTTGATTATGCAGTACACGATGGGGGGAACGTGCGTTTGTTATCTCCAGTGGGAAAGCTAATGAAACACGAAATAGTTTCTACAGGGATAAACCTTGGAGTTCCTTTTGATCTAACGTGGTCTTGCTATAAGGCGGGGGAGCATCATTGTGGTGACTGTGGTCCTTGTTTTATGCGAAAAACAGCTTTTGAAAGGAACGGGAATATTGATCCTGTTATCTAC